TAGGAGTTAAGCAAGGGGACTTGCAATGGATCTTTACTATGGGTCCAGATCAGTTCTCTCAGTCGTGGGATTTAGTTGTAGACTCTGACGAGAAGGTCGACGTATACTACTTTGAAATAGGAAGCCCTCAGCAACCACCACAGGAGACGGAGTTTCAAACACTGCACAACTCAGTATTGGTAACCAACGAGTCTGGAGACACCCTTCTTGCAGAAGGTCTTAACCCATTCTTTGACAACGGTCAGGGTTCTCTTCAACCATTTAAGAATCCTGAGTGGAACGTGTACAGCTTTATGCCGTACTGCGGGACCAGTTGCGTTCCATTTACGTACGGATGCACTGATGCTGTTGCACAGAACTACGATACAGAGGCTAACACAGAAGATGGAAGCTGTTATTACTCCGCAGGATGCACTCAAGCTGGTTATTTAGAATACTACACACAGGGTTATGAGGCAGACTATGATGATGGGTCGTGTCAGACATTGGCTGTGTTTGGATGCACAGATTCAGAGGCCCTGAACTACAACCCAGAGGCAAACGTAGACATTGAATCTTGCATTCCTGTTTTAGAAGGATGTATGGACATCGACGCATACAACTATAACGAAGACGCTAACACCCCTACAGATGATTGTCTCTATGATGCTGGCTGTATTACTGGGGCTGGAGAGCCATACTGGGCCAACGACTACTGCTACTCATGGGTGATCGAGGTAGACCCTTACTGCTGTGAGACAGCATGGGATGCGGTGTGTGAGGAGATGTATGACTACTGCGGCGCGGGTGTGACATCAGTAGACATGGCAGTAAGATCAATGCTTCACTTCTTTCCAAACCCAACACAAGGCTTGGTAAATATTCAGGCACCTATAGGTACGATAATCACTCTGTTTGATGCAACAGGAAGGGCTATTGAAACCACGACAGGTAATACTGTTGAGCTGCCAGTGGCTGGACCGTATGTAATCATGGCCAACTACAAGGGTAGAATCAAGAAAGAAACAATCGTCAGACAATGAGACCCATCAAAAGAAAAAAGAAAAAATCTGTAGATTACAGCACTACATACGAGGGCTCTATCGGTAAAAGCAAGAGCCGTCAGGCAGCAGAAAAGATGTGGGCGAGCAAAGCCTCCAAAGACGAAATGCAACTTGGCTCAAAAACAACCATGGATCAAGACGGAAACTACATAGTTAGAACTAGACTTTCATCGAAGGCATGAAGTACTTTATTTCAACCGTTTTGTTTTTTTTGCCTTTGCTTTTGCTTGGGCAAAGCGACTTCTACAAGAATGTATTGAGAAGAGCTACGTTCTATGCGGCCGTAAACGGAGGTAACTCTGTATCAGATCAGGACGTGTTTTCTGTAGCCACGGGACCTCTTACGACAGACATTGTCGAGACCCCCTTTGACTACTCCTTGACCCTCGGCGTAAGAAAAATTGCAAGGTTTGGATACGAGAACAGAGCCAACATCTTTTACGACGGCACAGAGAAGACATACGGTGACGCAGCAACGGTAGGTAAGTACGATGGGTTTGAGTTCCTCGCTGAGGCTGACTGGAGAAGACAGCAGGGCAAGAACTTTCTTGATCAAGACTACTTCGCTAGGTATGTAGCTGATAGCTGGGTTGTCAAGGCAGAATATCTGCAAGACGGATTTGCTGACGTCAGGTACTTTGAGGCCTCAGAGAGGGGAAGGTTGAAGATTGGAAAGAAGCTGTCTCTTAATGCGGGCGTAGTCCAAAGAATATCTCAGCCATACGGATACGACCCTCTTCAACAATGGCTTCTTGAAAACGATCAGATTCACTACACATCTCTAGCCTTGGAGCAGGGATATAGTGTCGACGTAAATACAGGTGAGTTCTTCTCCCCTGATGGGGAGCTCGTTGCCAACGATCAGGCAGTATGGGAGCAGGTAGTAATCCCACAAGTTCTTGACGATTACGTTTCTGAAAAAAGATCTGAGCTGAAGAGTCAATGGTTGTACTCAGCCGTGGTCGGGTTCGATTTTTACCACTATGAGAAAAACTTTTGGCTGCACTCATGGGGAAATGTAATGCCTTATCACCTAGACACAGGTGATGAGTACTCTTATCACAACTTCGTGAACAGCAGTCAGTGGGTTGACTTGGGCTTCGGTCTGGTGTTCGGGACAAAGATCACAAAAAGTCTTGGCATGTTTGCCGAAGGTAAATACAACAGGTACTGGAACAGAGAGTGGCACGACTTCTCTGTGGGATTAAACTATATACTACTGTAATGGCAAAACAAATTGGAGAGGACACTAAGGTAACACTAGACCTCAAGACACTCGGAATGGTAGCGGCAGGGATAGGCACTGTGGTGGCGATGTGGTTCGCACTACAGGCCGACATTGCAGAAGCAAAAGAGCTACCACTTCCTGCTGAGCCAGAGATTACTCGTATGGAGTTTGACATGAAGGATCAGCTGGTGCGCCAAACAATCATGACAACTCAAGAAGATGTGACTGAAATAAAGGAGGACATCAAGCGCATTGAAGAAAAAATAGATCAACTAAAATGAGACATGAAACTAGCATCAACCCTAATTGCATCCTTTGCGTTCTTGTGGGCGGCAACCTATGTGACCGTTGTAGAGGATAAAGAAGTATGCGGATCAGGAATCTGCGTAGTAGAATTCAACGCAAGTTTTAACGAACAGAACAGCGTCCCATGGATAGAAAACCTAGCCGACTGCGAGACTGCCCGTGTGGATATCGCTACTGCTCCCGACCTTCAGAAGAAGCACAAGATTGTTGTTGTACCGACGATTGTTGTCTTCAACGAGGGGGAAGAACAGGAGAGGTTTCAGGCGAACATCATGATGACGATGGATGCCACCATTGATGAGGTTCAGGAGGCCGTAGACGACATCATGCTGAACGACTTCTGATCAGACCCAAGTCACCTTGATGGTCAGAGCCATGTCTTTGAGATCAAAGAACTCTGATCGAACAATCTGCTCGATGACGGGGTACAGGTAGCAATGCATGACCTCCTCTTCACTTGTCTCGGTAAAGATGCGTTGAAATCCATTGTCACCCATGCCTGCATCAACGTGAATAAATTTAAAGTCTTTTGAGACAACAGCCTTCACTATCTGATGATACTGTTTGTCTGGCTTAAAATCACTCATCACTTCTGTACTGTAGGCTGGTTCGACAACATGTGCAAGAAGTCGTACATACCAATAAAACCATCTCCATTAAAGTCTACGCAAGCGGCGTGAGACCCTTCACTTACGTACTCCCCGAAGTTAGCGAGGAGCAAAAGCAGATCCATAATGTATGTTGACCACATACTTTGACTACGTTATGTGACCAATAAAAGTTACGGGCGAGTAACCTCAACCTTCAGGCTGAATACATCAGGCTTATCCGTGGGCATCAACCTGTACTCCATCCCATAGTAATCGTGGTATGTCTGACCCAAGACAATCTCATGCTCGAAGTGCTTGACCGGATGGTTTCCATCCCAGATTGTTGGGATGATAAGGTCGCAGTTGTACTTCTCTGGCTGAACGTATACGTTCTTAGGGGCCGTCATGCATCCAGCAAACAGGAGGCACGACAAAATCGCTACTGTTTTCATTCTGCTAAACTATGCAGGTCGATGTAGTCTCACAAGATAATCTTGTATAATGATTCTTATGTGTACAAGAAAGGGGCAAAGCCCCTTAGAAATGTATGATGTCTTTTATCTGCATCTTGTATGCGTCAGCCGTCTCGGGCTTACCATACTCGTCGGGCTCTCCCTCCTTTACCCTTTTGGCTTTTCTTAGAAACTGTTCCTTGTCCATCCATCCCAGCACCCACCCCTCGTAAGTTTCTCCAACTCTATTTACCTGAGCAAAAACGTAGGTGTCAACTCTTTGGTGCATAGATGCTTCTCCTACATGGACAGAGTAATGACCTCTCGGAACGTAAGCACGTCCAGTCTTGCTTACTCCTCTCTCTTTTGTCTTGACATCTATGGTGTACTCGTAGGGTGTGCCCTTAGATCTCACCATGTCATAGTCGTAGTTGTTCTCTTCAACCACATCGCTTAGGAAGCTCAACACCATCTCTTCCCCCAAGTAACCAACTACGTTCCCTTCGCCTCGCCTTATGCTGTTATTGATATCTCCGTGCCACTTGGACTTTTCCTCTGCACGTGAAATCATTTTACGTGTTATCTCTACCTTGTATGTCTTCATATTCTGCGACGATTGATTTGATCATGTCCAACTCTTCATAAATTTCTTTCCGACTGTTGGCCACGATGTCAATAACAGACTCCAAATCTGTAATGGGATTACCGTCTTTGTCGTGAAGAGATTCATACAAATCATCCATCACCTCGTGAACTCTGTCACATGCGATAAAGTAATAAGAACTAACCCTAGATATCTCCATTCTTTATTGATTCTAGTATCTCCTGTATCGCATGATCAACCTGAGAACTATTCTTTGCAAGAAAGATAATGGTTTTTGAATCAGTTCCCACTAGGTGTTGCATGAAAAGTTTCCATCTCATGGGGAAGTCATGGTGTGATGGGAGGTATCCCTTGGTTTCTATTATCCAATCATGGTCCCTCCCCACAAAGTCTGGCTTGTATGTGATAGGGAGAATGGTCGAACCTGTTCGATCCGCCATCTCCTTACCCTTTGCAGTCATCTTAAAGTACTTGTTAGGAAACTTAAACTTCCCCATCAACTCATAAGTATGCTCCTCGTAATCGAAAGATAACCCGTATTGTTTAAGCTGGTCAGCACAATACTTCTCTAAAGAACTAGCGTACCTCCCTAAGTGTTTTTTTCTTGCACTAGATCTTTTCTTTGTTGTCTTCCTCTGTCTCTTCATTGCACGAAGGTATCAAGGGAATTTTTAGAAGTCAAGATTTTTGTGAAAGAAAATCTATGGCGATTGGCATCTGAGCTTTTTCAATAAAGTTAACACTCTGAAACAGAGCACGTTGACCAATGCGAGTTGTAAACCCTGTATGAGACAGATTCATGATGAGGTAATAAGGATCTTCCAGAGGCGTAGGAGATCCTCCCGTCTCTGTTTCGCGAACCTTTCTTACATGTATCTCACTCATCTTGCGGATGATGGGGTCCATTGATTGAACCTTTCGGTGAATGGTCACGAAGCAATCAGCCCTGTTTACAAACTTCCCCCCACCTTCTGTGTCTTCAGCGTATGGAGCAACCGGAAGCCCGTCTGGACCCTTGCGTCTTTGAGCCTCCGTAACAGAGTGACAGTTCAACCACACAGCTATATCATTAGCCTTGCTGAAGGTAAGGAACTCACTAGCAGCTTCATAGTGGTAGTCATGTACACCTATGTTAGAGTTCTTCATGTCTAACTTCAGTGAGTTGTAGGGGTCTACGAAGATTGCATCAATCGGCTGCTGTCTCATCACCTTCTCCATGAATAGGATGATGTCACTGTAGCTGTATACCTGATCGTTGCTAATAACTGTAAAGTGATCTTGCACCCACTTGTATGCTTGTTTACGCTGAGCATATGTCATGTCACCAACCTTTTTATCCATTGAAAACTGCATTAGCTGCATCTTTACAGAG